AATATTGTGTTGAAGTGGCTCGGTATCTCAAACCTTGTGAAAAAGCTATTTATCGATTGCGAGGGGATGGTAAGGTTTTACCGTCAACTCGTGTGATTGGTAAAGGTTTGTGTATGACCGAACGAGGTAACTTGTTAAGAAATAAGTTACGTGCCTTCAATAAACCTAAGATTCTGTCATTAGATGCATCTAGGTTTGATCAACATGTTGATGTTAAATTGTTGGAAATTGAACATTCATTTTACACCCATATGTGTTCCGACCCGTGGTTTGCCCAGTTATTGTCCTGGCAGTTAGTTAACCATGGTGTTAGTTCTAAGGGAATTCGCTATACTACTTTGGGTAAGCGTATGTCTGGTGATATGAACACAGCTTTAGGAAACTGTTTGCTTATGGTTCTTATGGTTTCCACTTTTATGGTTGGTCGTAAGTATGATATGTTGGACGATGGTGATGATTGTTTGTTGATTATTGAAGAAGAAGACCTAAACTGGGTCGTTGACAATATCCACTCTGAATTTTTGTCTTATGGTCATGAGATTAAAATTGATAATGTTGCTGATGTTATGGAAGGAGTGCAGTGGTGTCAAGGTAAACCTGTTGAGTATAAGGTTGGTCAATATAAATTTGTACGTGATGTTAATAAAGTTTTGTCATCTTCGCTTATTGGTGTGAAATACATTGATAATGCTGGTTCGAGACGGAAGCTTGTCAATTCTATTGGTATGGGGGAGCTGATTTTGAATCTTGGTATACCTGTTTTACAGGAGTATGCTCTCTCTTTAATGCGCAATGCAGATACCAATCAGTTCATTAGGTTGGACGAGACGGATGCTAGTTATTTTCGATTGCACCGTGAATTGAAACGTATGAATATGAAGTGCTTAGCTCGTGTTGAGCCTAAACCTATATCAGCAGTGGCTCGTTTATCGTTCTCTGAAGCTTTTGGAATTGATATTCCAACCCAGTTAATGCTCGAAAATTTTTTAAGAACTTGGAAAATTAATTTTTCTGGGTGTGAACTAATACCAGAGGATTTGGATCCTTTTACTTGGAGTGTGAACTCCTTGTATACCTCTGAGGTTACACCCATATGGGAATGAGTTCTCAAATGAATGGACCTCCCGCTCAAACCCGGCCTCCCAAAGTCGGGAAAAATAACAATAAGGGTAAAAATATCCGACGTGTTAATCGTTCCAAGAAATCAAATGGTGGAGAATTAATCACCATGCCTAGTGCTAAAACGCGCTTAATCAAAACTACTAGACCTAGTTTTAATAATGTTAACCGTTCTGATGGTAGGATTATTGTTAAGCACCGTGAGTTTGTGAGTGATGTTTATGGTTCTGTTGCCTTCACACTCGATACATACCCTATTAATCCTGGTATGCAAATAACATTCTCGTGGTTAAATCTTATCGCAATTCAATTTGAATCATACATATTTAAGAAATTGAGGTTTTTGTTTACTACTGTTAAAGGTACCTCAACTTCTGGTTCTGTAATGATGGCTGTCGATTATGACGCCACTGATGACCCCCCACTTAATAAGACTCAGATCATGTCTTATCATGGGGCCTCTAGGTCCTCTCCATGGAGTGAGTGTGCTAATGATTCAGCTCAAGGTAACTTATTGAAATTTGGTGTTCAACGCTACGTTCGTGGTAGTGCTGTGAATGCTAGTATTGATCTTAAAACTATGGATGTTGGTAATTTTTATATTGCCACCAAGGATTGTGCCGATGCTTCTGCTATAGGTGAGCTTTATGTGGAATATGAGGTTGAACTCATTACACCACAAACCAATCCTTCGGTCATAGTTAACGCGTTCTCCAAATTTATTGTCGGTGCTAGTTCAATTGCTAAGAACCAATTTTTAGGTGTGTCACCCACAATGACTGGTGGTCTACCTGTTCTAGCAAGTTATAATACTATAACATTTTTGCACCCTGGTCAATTTATTGTCAGTGTTTATGTCGGCGGTGTTAATTTTACTAACGCCGGTTCTCGTACTGGTACAGCAACCATTATCAATTTGGATGGTGGTAATGCCTACACTGAACTTGTTGGGGATGATATCT